GATTAGTTTTCGTTTTAAATGAAGCGTGGGTCGATGATTTAATTCAAGAATGTGCTTCTTTTCCTTACGGAAAGCATGATGATTTAGTAGATACGACTACTCAAGCGTGGCAGTTAATACGAGATAACTATTTAGTTTCTCACCCTTTAGATCCAGAAGATGAAGAATGGGACGATAAACCTTATCGTTTAATACAGAAAAAATCCTTTTACAGTTAATAAAAGATTGCTATAGTAATTTCATTATGGCAAGTATGTACAAAGCGACCAAACCTATGCCGGCGAAAAATACACCTAATTATGCGAAAGCTTTAATAGATGAAGATGATCGTTTTTATGACAAGTATCCAGCTTGTCGTGAAGATGATGAGATGTTAGTTAAAGCTATGAATAATCCAGGTAAAGAAATAACCAGCGAAAGCATGCAAGAAACACCTATGAAAGTAAGTGGCATGATGGTCATTAAAATAAAGGGGTAAACTATGAAAGGCGATTTAAACAAAGACGGAAAGATGTCTTCTTATGAAAAGAAGCGTTCTATGGCTATTGAAAAAGCTATGATGAAAAAGGGCGGAACTAAGAAAAAGAAGATGACTAAAAAGAAAATGTCTAAGAAAGACATGATGAAAATGAAGATGATGAAGATGAGGAAGAAAAAGTAATGTCTAGTGATCCAGCTAAGTATGGTCCATTATCGCAGAAAGATATAGATACGGTTAAAAATTCAAATAGTAAAAATACATATCCATTATCAGATAAAGATATAGACACACTTAAAAAATCTCTTCCTGACAATAGTACAAAAACTACTAAAACTGAATCTACAGTGAAGTTTAATCCTAGATCTAAAGCTAATAAAAAAGGAGATTAATTATGGGCGGAAGTAGATACGAAGAACTAAGAGAACTTCTAAAGGAAGCTGAAGAAAAAGGCGATGAAGATAAGATTATAGAAATACAATCTGATCTTGAGAAAGAGTTTCCTGATGACGATGACTAATGGCCAGAAAGCGAGGGAAAGAGCCACCAAAGACTAAGAAATATTTTCGCCCTACTAAAAAGGGTGCGGGTATGACTAAGGCTGGTGTAGCTCGTTATCGCAGAGAAAACCCTGGTTCTAAATTAAAAACTGCAGTTACAGGGAAAGTAAAACCTGGTAGTAAAGCAGCAAAGAGAAGAAAATCTTTTTGTGCTAGAAGCGCAGGACAAATGAAAATGTTTCCTAAGGCTGCAAAAGATCCTAACTCTAGATTACGTCAAGCTAGGAAAAGGTGGAGATGTTAAGGGCTCTATTTACGAAACAAATATCGAATGGTAAAAAAAAGAAAAAAATTAAAAAAAGCACCAAAAGAAAAAGGCGTTCCAAAAAAATATCTTAGTGGAACATCTGGTAAGCTTCGTAGTGCTAGAGCTGCAGCGATTAGAAAGAGGAATAAAAACTACAAAGGAGAGGGCGCACTTCCTGGCGATTTAGATTCTAAAGGAAGATACAAGGGAGGCGCTAAAAAAAGTATACACACAGCAAGATTTAAAAGGATGTACGGGTAATGTCAAAAGTAACTAAAGCACTTCAAAATAAAGCAAAGAAAACAGGTAAGTCTGTATCTACGTTAAGAAAAATATATAATCGAGGGCTGGCCGCTCATAGAACTTCGGGACACCGAACAGGTGCTTCTCCACACGCATGGGCGATGGCTAGAGTAAACTCAGCTACTACAGGTGGTAAAGCTGCCAAAGTAGATGCTGATATTTTAAAGGGTAAGAAAAGTAAAAATAGAAACCCTGATGGTACGAAGAAAAAAACTAAAAAGAAAGGTAAAAAATAATGGCCACAAAAGAGGAAGCTCAAATAGATAAAGTTAGAAAAGAAAATAAAAAATTAGTGAAAGAAAATAATAAACTTCAAGCAGATCTTTCATTAAAGGAAGAACAGATAAAAGAAAAAGATTTACATATAAAATTTCTAACAGATAGGCTTTCTCAATGGGCAGATAAATTTTTTGAGTTACGAACTAATTTTATAAATCTACCTATTACTAAACAAGTAGAGAAACAAAGAGAAATGCAAAATGGCAGAAAATACTAACGAAGAATTATTAACTGTAGCTGAAGACGGTTCTATCGAAGTAGATATTTCTGAAGAAGAAGAAAAAGAAGAAGAGGAATATAAAAATCCTTACGAAACAGATCACTATGCTAATTTAGCTGAAGGGTTAGATAAAGATAGATTAGCTGAAATATCTTCTGATTTATTAAGTAAATTTGAAAACGATAAATCTTCTAGAAAAGATTGGGAAGATCAATATGCTAAAGGATTAAAAATGTTAGGAGTTATTTCTGAAGATAGAGATGACCCATTCCCTGGTGCTTCAGGTGTTCATAATCCATTAATGGCAGAAGCAGCAACTCAGTTTCAAGCTAGAGCTGTAGCTGAAATGTTTCCACCAGGAGGCCCTGTTAAAACTCAAATTATAGGAAAGATAACTGAAGAAAGAGAGCGACAAGCTCAAAGAGTTCAAGAGTTTATGAACTATCAAATTACTCAACTTATGCCAGATTATTTTAGTGAGTTAGATCAGATGTTATTTAACTTATCTTTAGCTGGTTCATCATTTAAAAAAGTTTACTACGATACTGCTTTAGATCAAGTATGCGCAAAATTTATACCGGCTGAAGATTTAGTGGTTTCATATAGCACTACTGAATTAGATACAAGTCCTAGATATACTCAAATAATGAAACTAACTACTAACGATGTTAAAAAATATATGAAATCTGGATTTTATCGTAACATAAAATTATCAGATCCTTCAGATGACGGAGAAGATACACGTGTTCAACAAACTATAGATGAAATAGACGGAATAACTGGTAGTGCTACTGATCATATAAGACAAGTTTTAGAGTTTCATGTAGATTATAATTTAGAAAATGACGAAGAAGAGATAGAATTACCTTACATAATTACCATAGATCGCTCTACATCTCAAATTTTAGCTATAAGACGTAACTTTAAAGAAGACGATAAGTTACAAAACAAGAGAGTTTACTTTATTCATTACAAATATTTACCAGGTTTAGGCTTTTATGGCTTTGGTTTAATACATATGATAGGTGGATTACAACATGCAAGCACTGGTGCGTTACGTGCATTACTAGATAGTGCAGCTTTCGCTAACTTAAACGGAGGATTTAAGGCAAAAGGTGCTAGAATTGAAGGTGGAGACATTACAGTATCGCCTGGTGAGTGGGTAGAAGTAGAAGCATATGGAGATGATTTAAGAAAATCTTTTATTCCTCTTCCATTTAAAGAGCCTTCGCCTACTTTAATGCAGTTATTAGGAATTTTAACTGAATCTGGTAGAAGATTTTCGTCTATTGCTGATGCTATGGTCGGAGATGCAGCTTCATCTGCTCCTGTAGGAAGCATTGTAGCTCAAATAGAGCAAGGTTCTAAAGTATTTAGTGCTATACATAAGAGATTACACATGTCTCAAGGTAAAGAATTAAGATTAATTGGAGAATTGAACGGAGAATTTCTAGATAATGAATATCCTTATGAAGTTATAGGCGATGAAAAGATGGTAAGACGAATGGATTTCGATGGACGTGTAGATATTATACCTGTTAGTGACCCAAATATCTTTTCAGCTTCTCAAAGAATAGCTATGGCTCAAACTGAACTACAATTAGCTCAGTCTGCGCCTCAAATTATAGATGTAAAGAAAGCTTATGAAAGATTAATTAGAGCTTTAAACATACCAGAGCCTGAAGAGCTGTTAATTGAAGAAATGGAACCTCAAAGAATGGATCCTGTATCTGAAAATATGAAAATATTAAACGGACAACCAGTTAAAGCGTTTGAAGACCAGAATCATGCTGCTCATTTAGCTGTTCATCAACAATTTATTTCAGATCCTAGGTTTGGTGGAAATAAACAAGCTCAACAATTTATATTAGGCCCTATGTTAGCTCATATGGGAGAACATTTAGCATATCAATACAGACAACAAATGCAAACTTTAAGCCAAGAAACTGGTAATACAACTCCGTTTCCTAATTTTATGTCTAATGAAGAAAAAGAATCACTATCACCTCAAATAGAAAATCTTTTAGCTCAATTCCAAGCTCAAACTGCTCAATTATTAGCTCAAAGTCAACCTCCTAGTGAAGAGCAAATAAAAGAACAGAGAGAAGCTCAAAAAGATCAAGCTGAAATATCTTTAAAAGCTGAAGAAATGAATATTAGAAAAGCAAGATTCGTAGAAGGCGTGAAGAAAGATAAAGTAGTTCAAGATAGATTGAATAAAGAATTACAATTAAAAGCTATGAAAGAAGGTATGAATATGAAAAGAGAAAGAGATAAGAATGTCAAATAGACCTACTGGTGAAGAGATACGACAAGCTAAAAAGTTTCTTTTAAATAAAAAATTAAAAATTCAAATTTTAAAACCTAATCTTTTTGCTATTGCATCAAAAGAATTAAGTCAAAATTACGATAAAACTTTACAATCAATAAGAAAGGCTGTTAAGCATGCTGAAGATAACAGAAGCAATCTTAGAGGAAATAAAGAAAGCTAGAAGAGATTTATCTGAACGAACTATAAACCCAGGTTTTGATACTAACGAACAGTATGTTAAAACAGTAGGAATAGTTTATGGATTAGATAAGGCAAGGGATATCATAAAAGATATTCAAGAACGATATATGAAAGGAGACATACTCGAAGATGAGTAATGTAGTAATGAATACAGATTGGCATACAGATAACGATATAGCCGATCCAGCAGAACTACCAATACCATGTGGTTTTCGAATGTTAATTAGACCAGTTGCACCAGTTAAAAAAACTCAAGGTGGAATTATTCTAACTGATAAATCTGTCGAAGATCAAAGTTACTTAAATAATAAAGGGCGAGTTATAGCTATGGGAAATGAGTGTTATGATAAAAGCGAAAAACCGTGGTGCAT